ATTTGTGATGAATCTGTTTAGTTCGTAAAATAAATCAATCTAGTCATCCCCAAAAACAGACTTCTTCATTGTAAGCGGACCGGCATTGCCAAATCTACATACACCGACCAAGATGTCCGAATCAAACAACCCGAAGGAGTAAGTAAAAGGGGTCCTGCTTTGGAGTTAGTGCTTCTTTAGAATCCACTCTTCACAACCATCCATTGATACCGTTGTTTTTAAAATATGGTATGAAGTTTGTAATCCAGGTTGCTATTATTGTTTAACGAAATTAAATAACTTATTGACTGGGGGGACTTTCAGTACAGCAACCCCCACTAATACTGGAGGAGGTACAATAACAATTGATGATGTAGAAAGAGGTGTTGACTTTAATCAAACAACAAATGGTGCTAATTTATATTATGCTTACCAAAATTTAGGGACTATTAATCGTAATAGTGGTATAACTATGTTTGGTTTTATAAGAAAGAATTCAGGAGTAACTCCTTATAATTCTCGATGGTGCGCTTTGGATGGTGCAGGTTCTGATACTACAAATTTATTAATAGATACAAATGTTAGAGATGGTGTACGTTCAGAATACCACAATGGTTCTGCTGGATATATAAATGTTTGGAATGCTAAAACAATGAGTAATGGAGTTTGGTATTTTGCTGCTTTCTCAGTAAATACAGGTGCTTCAGCTCAAATTACAATGTTACAAACAGATGATACTACGGCTACCAGTAGTACATTTAACAATGCTTCACCTGGTTCTTATACAGTAACATCAGGCGGATTTGGAATGGTTCCCAGTGGTGGTTCTATTCAATACAACTGGTCTATAGGAGCTCACGGTGTGTATCAAAAATCAATGAGCGTAACAGAAATGAGAGCTATTAGAGATACATACACAAATATGGGTTTTTACGTTTAAATAAATTATAATGAATACAAAACATATTATCATATCATCAAGTTATTTTAATCAAGTTGATTTTAATCAAGTTGAAGAAGAATCAGTTGAATCAATATCTTTAAGCAGCAATGGTGAACAAGGTTATCTAACTTACACAACAGATGAAATGCCTCAATTTATTTCATCAGTAGCTTCTTATGAAGGTCCATACACACCTGAAGATCTAGGTGTCATATTAAATAATCCTAGATGGGATTCATCAATTACTTACCCTGAAACACAAGATTAATTATGCCAATACCACAACGCAAACAAGGACAAGCAGAAGATACATTCATAGCAGAATGTATAGGTGAATTAGCTGGTGAATATCCACAGGATCAAGCAGCGGCTATCTGTTATCAGCAATTATCAATTAATCTAACCGCAGATAAACAATGGCGTAAGGATTTTTTAGCATTTAAACCAGAATCAACATGTCTGAAACATTACACTCACAAGCCTTCAGAAGAATACAGAAAGGGATAGAACACATCTCGAATGAAGATAGTACACCAAGTTATAACAATATAAATTCAATTAAAATGGATTCAAAATCAATTCTAAAAAACATCATGACTATGCTAGGCGTAGAAAAGAATGTTGAGTTAGGCGGCAATGCAAATGCTGGTGGTCCATTCTATGGTAAATTAGAAAACGGGTCTCCTGTTATGTCAGATTACTTTGACTTAGGACACACGTTATTCGTTATCAAAGAAGACGGATCAAAAGTAGCAGCACCAGACGCTGACCACATTATTTATCTACCAATCGGTTTAGCTGGTGGACAAAAAAGATATTTTATCACAACAAAAGACGGCATCATTACATCAATGAACTTAGAAGACAATTACGGCGCTAAGAAAACTAATGTAAATTTTGCTGCACAAACTGAAACAGAAATGGAAAAAGAAATTCTAACAGAAGAAACAGCTTTAGGATACATGGATAAAGCCAAAATGGAAAAAACCATGGATGAAAAAGATGCTGTTAAAAAGGAAGAAAAAATGCAAGATGATTCATCTCGTCTTGATGCAATGGAAGAGCAATTAAATCAACTACGTGTTGATATCGCTCAATTATTCGAAGCTATGAAAGGCAAGAAAGAAGACATGGCTGTTGAAACTAAAGACGAAGAAGAAGCTAGAAAAAAGCTTGAAGAAAAAGATCAAATGCAAGGTAAACCAAACGATGGTGGTCCAAGCAAAACAAACATGAGTGCTGCTAAGAAATTTACAGGCGCACCTGTTGAAGAAAAAGTAAATTTAGGTGGTTTAATTAAGAGCAATAAATTAGGTAACACAATGACCTCAGTATTAGCTAAAATGAATCAATCTAAATTTTAATAAAAAATTAATTAACAAAAAATTAAACATTAGAAAAAAATGGCAACATCAACTTCAATAACCACAACCTATGCCGGTCAGTTTTCTGGCAAGTACATCGCTGCTGCGTTATTATCAGCTCCTACACTTGATAAGGAGTACATTACAATCAAACCAAATATCAAGTTCAAAGAAGTAGTTAAAACTTTAACTCAATCAAACATCATCGTTGATGCTACTTGTGATTTCACTGCAACAGGTTCAGTTTCATTAAATGAAAGAATCTTACAACCAGATGAGTTCCAAGTTAACACTCAATTATGTAAAGAAGATTTCCGTTCTGACTGGGAAGCAATTGAAATGGGCGTATCAGTTTATGATAACTTACCTGCTTCATTCACAGACTTCTTGATTGCTAACACAGCTGGTCAAGTAGCTCAACAAATCGAATTAAACATTTGGTCTGGTTCAGCTGCATTAAATGGTCAATTCGCTGGTTTATTACAACAATTAAGTGGTTCTGGTTTACCAGCTGCTAACTTCGTAACTGCATCTTCTCAAGTAACTTCATCTAACGTTGTTGCTGAATTAACAAGAGTAGTAAACGCTATCCCTAACACAGTTTATGGTAAAGAAGATTTATACATCTACGTTCCAACTAACATCGTTAAGGCTTACCAAGTAGCTTTAGGTACTGCTAACTACCAATTCAATGCATTCACTGGCTTTGCTCCGTTAAACTTCCAAGGTATTAACTTAGCATGGTGTCCAGGTATGCCTTCAAACATCATGTTTGCTGCACAAAAGAGCAATTTGTTCTTCGGTACTGCATTGTTATCTGATAAGAATGAAGTTAAAGTATTGGATATGGCTGATCTAGATGGTTCTCAAAACGTTCGCGTTATCATGAGATATACAGCGGGTGTTCAATATGGTATCGCTTCTGATATCGTATTATATGCTCCAGCTGGAACTGCGATCTAAGATCCAAAATATAAAATGGGGGTGTAAAAAGCCCCCATTTAAAAAAATTAACTAATTCAAATAAATTTATAACAACATGGCTTGTAACATATCATTAGGATACAATGAACCTTGTAAAGACAGCATTGCTGGTCTTCAAGCTGTGTACTTCATTAACTTCGCAACAGGTAGCTATACTTTAAATGCTACAGACGTTGTAACTGCATTTCCTTCAGGAACTATAGCTTACAAATATGAGTTGAAAGGAACTAATGGATACACAGAAACTGTTAACACATCTCGTGATAACGGTACTACATTCTTCAGCCAAGAATTAAGTTTACAATTGAAAAAACTTACTGCAGAAGCAACTAAGGAATTCAAATTGTTAGCTTATGGTCGCCCAGAAATTGTAGTTCATACAAGACAAGGAGATGCGTTGTTAGTAGGTAGATTATACGGTGCTGATATGACTGGTGGTACAATTACCGCAGGTACAGCATACGGTGATTTATACGGCTACACAGCAACTTTCACTGGTCAAGAACCTTTACCAGCTAATTTTATTAGCGGTTCAACAGCTGCTAACCCGTTTGCAGTTGTGAGCAATACTCCAACTGTAGTTTACGGTACTAATAGCTAATACAGCGGCTCACAATACGCTGTCTTCTATATAGATCCCACAGTGCCTCCTTAATTGGAGGCACTTTTTTTATCAAATAAAAACTAATCATGTGGTTATAATCACATGAATATAGTAATTCCACAAAATAACGTAGTTAACTTTGCTGTTAGGACTAGGCCAACTCAATCATATTCACCATTCGCAGTGAAAATGAGATTTACTAATGAAGAGTCTAATGTAACAGGAAGTACTATTGTTACTGCATCTTATGATTCAAACGATTTTTTAAATGTAACAGCATCACTATATGCATCAGCAAGTAATTTTTATAAATTCACACTAGTACAATTAAGTGGTAGTATAGAATGTAATGAATTATATCGTGGTGAATTGTATCCAACAACAGCATCAGCTTATGTTTTAGATTCTGAGCCATTCAGTTCATACACAACAGCAAGTAATTCGTTTATAATATTTTAAACATGAGTCAAGAAAAAAATAAAAACAGCTTTAGAGTTGTAAACATGAGTAATGAGGGTGGTTACATACTACCTAAAATAACAGAATCATCACGCAGCAGAAAAGCACACGTTGAATTTGGTATTGAATCCACAGATGATTTCTTTACAACATTAATCAGAACATACGAAACATCACCTACAAACCAAGCAGCAATTGATAGCTCAACTGACTTGATTTATGGTAAAGGTATTAAAGCAAAAGATAGATTAGACTTAGAAGAATATCTATACACACTTACCACTGATGATGAAATACGTAAAATAGCATTTGACTATAAGTTATTTGGTAACGCATCTATTCAGTGTGTATTCAATTCAGATAGAGATAAAATAATTGGTTTCTACCACATTCCAGTAGACACATTACGTGCTGAGAAAGTAGATGAACAAGGCAATATTGCTGGATATTACTACTCACCTGATTGGAACAATAAGCGTGTTATACCAAAATACATTCCAGCATTTGGTCAAAACCAATTTGAAAATGATGTACAAATAATTTACTTTAAGCGTTATTCGCCTGGTAAATTCTATTACGGCATACCTGACTGGTATTCTTGTTTACAATATTGTACTGTAGAGGAAGAAATTTCTAACTTACACGTAAACAACATCAAAAATAACTTCATGCCTTCAAGCATTATTAACTTCAATGGTGGTGTTCCTCCAGTTGAAGAACAATTTATGGTTGAACAAAGCATTATGAATAAATTTGCTGGTACAACTAACGCTGGTAAGTTTATCTTGTCATTTAATGACAATCCAGAATATAAAACAACTGTTGAAATGTTGCGTCCAGAAAACCTACACCAACAGTATGATTTTATCGCTGAAGAATCATCACGCAAAATTATGTTAGCACACCGTATTACATCTCAGATGTTATTAGGTATTAAGACATCAAGTGGATTTAGTTCAAACGCTGATGAATTAAAAACAGCATATGAAATATTCTACGCAATGGTAATTAATCCATTCCAGCAAGAATTAATGAAACAAATACAAGGTATAGTTGAATACAATGGTATTAATGGTGAAGATTTATACTTTGCTCCATTGATTCCGTTTGGTTTCTTAGCTGAATTAATGGATGATGCTGGTGCAGCTAATGCTAAAGAGATCATTGAAAATCCAAATGACGTACCTGATTTAGAAGACGAACAAGCACAACCAACAGATCAAGACATGGCTCCAAATCCAAACGAAATAATAGGTGATGTTGTAGGACCAGAAAATACAGGTGTACAAGGAACTTAGAAAATTAAAAATATGAAATTGCAAAAATAATGAGTAAGAATATACTTTTTTGTAGCAGAAATGATATTGTTAAACGCACACCACTTGGTGGCAATATTGATCCTGAAAAAATAATTCCGTTTGTTAAAACGGCTCAGGACAAGTATCTATTATTAATTTTAGGTACTAAGTTATTTGATAAATTACAAAATGATATTGCTGCAGGTACTATCACAGGTCAATATTTGACATTGATGAATGAATATATCATTGACACAGTTGTTCACTATGCAATGGTTGAAGCATTACCATTTTTAGCTTACACAATAGCAAATGGTTCAATTTCAAGAAACATACCAGCAGAACAAGGTACAGCTACAACTAAAAATGAAGTTGATTACTTGTTACAAAAAGAATTAAACACAGCACAATTCTATGCTGAGCGTTTAACAACACATTTAATTGCTAGAAATAACTTATATCCAGATTACGTGTTAAGTACTGGATTTAGTGATAACGTTTATCCTGATAAAGGTCAACAATATAGAAACGGTTGGGTAATCTAATGGAACAAAACAAGACATATTACGGCTATAAGCCTAAGGAAGATAATTTAGTTAAACTAGCGCAGTATTTGCGCGTTAAAGGCGCTTTATCAAACGATAAAAACGCGTTAAACGATAAAGTGACTAAGTTATCATCAAATAAAGTATTAAAAAATAAACGTTTTTAAATGCAGACATATTATTCATTTACTCAATTCTTTGCCAACGTTTGCAATGCACACCCGAACGTTACTACGTTTGACATGAGTGACATTAGAACAATTGATACTGAAAAGCAAACATTGTTCCCATATGCTAACTTAATTGTTAATAATGTTTCTATTGAGTCGGGTGTAATGACTTACAATGTTACACTGATGGTAATGGATAGAGTTGTTGAAGTAGAAGATGTGTCTGTAGGTATTTACAATGAAATAGATAAAGATTATAGAGGATACAGCAACGTAGCTGATGTATGGAATACATCTCTAATGACTATAAACGACATTACATCATACATCTACAGAAATCCAGATGCATATCAATACAATGTAATTGGTGCTTCATTAGCTACTCCGTTTGAGGAAAGATTTCAAAACTTACTTGCTGGATGGGCTATTGACATGAATATATCTGTTGGTAATACCAATCCAATGTGTGCAATTTCTTTAAGTGATAATTTAGCAGCAGGTGGTGATGTCGTATGTTAGATCCAGAAGTTATAAAAGCAGAACAAGCATGGGCTCAACAAGTAGTCACGAATGCTAGATCTATTCTAATACAGAATAAAAAGGTAGCTAGTGGTAGACTAGTCAATTCTATCAGATACAACGTAAACGCTCAAGGTAAGATTAGTTTCTTATATGATCAAGATGGTAAATGGGTAACTCAAGGTAGACGAAGAGGTAGCCGTTTTCCACCGCCAGCTCCTATTTCAAGATGGATTAAGGAAAAAGGTATACAAGGTAGAGATAAAAGAGGTAGGTTTATTTCCAATAAATCACTTACATTTTTGATTAGTAGAGGAATTGCTCGTGATGGTATCGCTCCGTTGCCATTTATGAAGATGGCTATTCAACAATCAATAAAGCAATTAGGTAAAGCCTTAAAAACATCACTAGCTAAAGCTGAAATAAAGCGCTGGAGGAATGCAATTAAGAAATTGGCCAAACCATAAAATCACATTTTAATGTTATAATAGCATGTCAATAACAGTATTACAAAAACCATCAGATATTCAAGCAGCACAATCACCGATTGTGTTTTCTGTTATCACCAGTGGCAGCCAAGCATACACAGCTAGTGAATTTCAATATACCGCTAATTTATATATTTGGTCAGGTGCAATAAGTAATTCAGGTTCTTATTTGTATCAAGCACGCAAATATCCAAACCAATCAGGATCAGGTATATTTGATTTTAGTAGAATGATTAACTCTACATTAACTGATTTATCTGCTGAAAATCCATCTTATATAAAATATTATAAAGTTGATTTTGGCTTTCAATATGAATCAGGTAGTACTTACGTTACACAATCAGGTGGATTAACACCTGTTAGTTGTTCTACTGGTGGTACAAATTTTAAAGCATATGACGGGTATTCTACATTCCCAGAACAGATAAACACATCATTATTTTCCTCATCATATTGGCCAGTAATGTCTGATATGGTTTCTGTTACTCAATCAGTAACATTAGAAGATATAACAATTATTGGAAGTGGTAATGAAAGAGGTTGTCCACTTTGGAGAGGAGTAAATGATAATGATTCTTACCCAATTAAAGTATCATATACTGCTAGCTATACTGATGGAACACAATCATCTGGGAGTACTACTAATCTTTCAACTAAAGCATCATTAACAACTAATCAAGTTGCACAAGGAGGAATCCCTGTAGCTCCAAGTGATCCATTTTTTGGAACTACTACTGGCTACACGGGTGCTAATTTAAGTAAAACTTTAGACACTTATAAACTTAATATAATTCAGAGTGGTAGTTTAGCAATAATGCAAACTTTAAATTTTAAAGTAGTTTGCCCTCATTATTATGAACCAATAAGAATTGCTTATAAAAATAGATATGGTCAGTTTGATTTTATAAATTTTTATAAACGTCATGATGTTCAGTTCAATACTGATCAACGTGTATATCAACCACAATTAGGTACTTGGAATGCATCAACATTGGCTTATAATCAATACCAAACAAGACAACAACGTTATATTGTTGATGCAACTGAAGTATTATCATGTAATACAGATTGGTTAGAAGAAGGATATAATGAATTAATGAAACAAATGATGGTTGCAGATGAAATATACTGGTTGTATGATCAAACAAATTATTTAGTTAAACCACTAACAATACAAACAAATAGTCTTTTATTTAAGACTCATGTTAATAATAAAAATATTCAATACACAATAACATTTGACATTGGTCAGCCATATAAACTAATTCTGTAATGGGAGTTTTAACTACACAAGGATATAGAGGTAAACTGGTTGATAAGTTAACTGGCACCATATTAGATCAATTTAGTGATGAAGATATAAAAGTATCTAATAATGTTCTTGATTTATTTGATTTAGGAGAGATACCAGGTACGTACACACAAACATTAACATTACCAGGTACTAAAGTTAATAATGCTTTTTTTGAGCAATATTTTGATATTAGTGTTTGGGAACCAGATTTATTCAACACTAACCAAAAGGTAGAAGCATATCTTGATTTTGATGCGTTCTATTTAGTTAATGGCTATTTGCAACTAAACAAGGTTAATGTAATCCAAAACAAATTCGTTGATTCATACGAGGTAACTCTATTCGGTATTATATCTAACTTCAGTATCGACACAAGAGCGTCTTTCCTAACAGATATCACCTCTTTAAGCGCTTATAACCATACTTCATCCGTTGCTAATATTACATCAAGTTGGGCAGGTGGGTTATTCAATGGTGATATTGTTTACCCAATGATTGAATATGGTAATGATGCTACAGATCAACCTAATTTCTATTTTTCACAAGTTACTTTTTTAGGAATTGATGATAATGAATCATCAATAGTAGTATCTGATTATAAACCAGCTATTCGTATTAAGAAAGTATGGGATGCTATATTTAATGAATTTGGTTACACATACACAGGTAGTTTCTGGAATGAACCATTTTTAGAGAACGTTTATATGCCTCTAAATAATGATAAATCAGTACCTATATATAATCCATCTATTGAAGGTTATTATCAATGGAGATTAGCTAATGTATCAGGATCTAGTTATTTTTTAACTGCTGGCGTTTCATCTTCTGCTACTAATTTTAGAATGAATTCTAAAGTATATGACAATGATGGATCTGCTACTTTAGCTGGTGGTAGTAGTTTTACATTTACATCTCCTATTACATCAAAATATGATGTTAAATTAGATTTAGCTTTTGAAGTTTCTGGTACTAATGCTAGTTTTTCAGGTATGCCTGCTTTTTATGTTGATTATGTTACAGGATCGACAGTAGCTAACACACAGGTATTAGCTAGATTGAATACTTACATGACAAATTTAGCTAATTCTAGACCTAGAACTGTACAAGAAGTATTTAATATTAAAGATTATTTATTTCAAACACCACCATTAAATCCAGGAACATATACAATTAGAATATATCAATTACCAATTAACTATAATGTTTATACAGTTAAAATAAATCCAAATGTTGATAATCAATCTGCAATAGAATTTTGGAGGTGTAGACAAGCAGCTGATTTTAAAGTATTAGATGTACCTAGTAATATGCCTAATGGTACATCAGGTATTCGTGTGATTGATTTTATTAGATCAATACAAAAGAAATTTAATTTAGTTATTTATCCTGATAAACAAAATCCAAATCAGTTTGTTATTGAAACATTTAATAACTGGTATAAACAAGGTAAAATTAAGGATTTTAATAGGTTTATTAATCTACAAGATAAAATTGAATTTACACCTGCTAATCAGTTAGGATATAGACAAGTAAGATATAGTGATGCTGAAGATACTGATTACGTAACAACATTATTTAAACGCACAAACAATAGAGTATATGGTGAATCTAACTTTTATGATTCAGGATCATATTACTCACAAGGAAAATTAGATGTAACATCAGACGTAATTGGCAATGGTCCATTAACGTTAGTACCAGGATCTGTTTATACAGGTTCAGTAGCAAACGAAACTTGTACAACATATTATCTTTATAATTTTAGTACACCTCCTCTTCTTACTACTCTTATTGTTTCATATACAGAATGTAACGGATCAACAACTAATATAGAATTATCTCCAGGTGAAAATACTAATATTTGTGCTCAAACTAATACTATAAGTCTAACATCGGGTAATGGTGCTTATTTTGGTGTTGATGTAATAGGAGATTGTAGTCCAGCACCAGCAACAACAGGTAGTAATCAATATCCAATGTGGATACCTTACTATATTGCTGATGAAAAATACACACCAGCGAGAGTATTACCACGTTTATATTTCTATAATGGATTAGTTGATTCACAAAAATACTTTATTGAAGGATATTTTGCTACTACAAGTAGTGTAACTCCTTTACAAATTTTTGAATATCCTTATTTTGACAACTATTCAACTGGTAGCTTAAATGGTACAGCATCTGTTTATCCACAATTAGATTCAGTATCATTACTTTACAATAATGAACAAGCAGTATGGGGTTCAACACCAACAGGATCATTAGTAAGTGATTATTGGACTACTTATTTAGGTTTATTATATAATCCTAGAACACGTTTAGTAGATGCTACCGCAGTAATTGGTTTAGCTGATTATTTTGATTTAGAATTAAACGATATAGCTGAATTTAGAGGTAATTACTACCACTTAAGAGCAATAAATGATTATAATTTAACTACAGGCGAATGTAATATTCAAATGTTAGGACCAATTATATCAGATACTATATCAAGTATATTAAGTGGATCATGGGCGCCTACAAGTGATGCTTGTGCATTTACTTACACTGCATCTTTCGTACCGAGTGAAGCACTATCTTTAGCATATAGTGCAACTAGTAGTTATAATGCTTGTCAAAGATATTCATCTAATTTAACTTCAAGTTATTATGTTTTGTATGGTAGTTCTAGTTTTGTTAATGGAGTAACATTATATAATGAATTAAATGTAACAACAACAGCATCTAATGGATGGTATTCAAATGGTACTTATACTGGTTTAATTACTAGCAGTGGTATATTATCTAATGTTCAATTATGCCCAACAGCATCATCTGATTATATAATAGCTACAGGAGGTACTATAACAACATCAGGATCTTATAAAATACATACATTTACAACAGGTAGTGGAACATTTGCAGTAACACAACTTTCAACAATTAATAACAATATTGAATACTTAATTGTTGCTGGTGGTGGTGCTGGAGGAGGATCTAATAATGGTGGATTTACACAAAGAGGTGGTTCTGGAGGTGGTGGAGCTGGTCAACTATATTCTACAACTACAAACGGAATAACCATAGGAAACTATTTAGCAACTGTTGGTAATGGAGGAACAGGATCAGTTGATATTCCAGGACAGAATGGACAATCTTCAAGTTTATTTGGTGTTGTTTGTATTGGAGGTGGTGGTGGTGCAGATATGGATACTAATACTAATGGTAAAAATGGAGGAAGTGGTGGTGGAGGAAGTAATGGAGCTAGTCCATTTAATATTGGTAGTCAAGGTGGGTTAGCTACAAATGGAGCTTATGGAAATGATGGTGGTCAAGGTGATGGTGTAAATAAAATTGGTGGTGGTGGTGGAGGAGCAGGTGCTGTTGGACTTACAAACGGAAATGGAGGTGCAGGTTTGCAGTTTGATATTTCAGGAACGCCAACGTATTATGCTGGTGGTGGTGGTGGAACTTTTTATCCTCCTCCTACTTATAATAATGGAGGAATTGGAGGAGGTGGTCAAGCTGGGGGTTATTTACAATCAGAGGGTTATCCGGGTACACCTAATACAGGTGGAGGTGGTGGTGGTGGTTATATAATTGGAGCAGGTGGAACTGGAGGATCAGGAATAATAATAATAAAATATCAATATGAAGCTTTTGGTGAAGGATGTACAACATGGAACGGTAACGCGGCACAATGGGAGAATGAACCTGAGTTATGGAACTGCTTTTAATTAATAAAAATATAAAAATAAAAATATGGCAACATTAACAGGATTATACATAAGTCAAAGTTACGGTGGTATAATTCATTTATCAACAAATGTAGGTATATCTGGTACAACCCCAACTCAATTACAAGATGGTGTTGGAAATAATATGGGTGTATGGTTTAATGGAGCAGGTAATGTAAGTGCTTCATCATTTACAGGTTTAGCTAGTAATGCTACGTCTGCATCTTATGCAGTAAACGCTACTTCAGCAAATTCTGCTACAACAGCAACATCAGCCTCTTACTCAAATAATAGTACATCAGCATCTTACTCAAATAATAGTACATCAGCATCTTACGCATTAGTTGCTACTTCAGCTAGCTATGCATTAAACGCTACTTCAGCATCATACGCTTTAACTGCTTCATTTGCTGCAAATGTACCTGCAACCGCATCTTATGCTACAAATGCAGATTTATTGGATAATAAAGATAGTAGTACCTTTGCAACTACAGGATCAAATACATTTGTAGGCAATCAAATTATAACAGGAAGTTTAACGCTTTCATCCTCAGCTGCTATTAATGGTAATTTAAATTTAACAGGAAGTTTATTTAATAGACCTACTGGTTTAAACATTGCAAGTAGTACGGCATCATTAGATTTTAATAATGGTAGTATATTTACATTAACTTTACCCAATTCAGCTGTTAATACTCATATATCAGCATCTAATTTAAGACCAGGAGCATCAGCAGCATTACAAATTACTCAAGGATTAGCAGCTACAGCTACTGTTACTTTTGCTTCAACATTTACTTTTCCAAGCGGATCAAGTTATACAGCGTTTGCTAGTTCAAGTGCTAATGATGTAATTACATTAATATCATTCGATGGCAGTATTATAAGAGCCGTTGCATCAAATAATTTTATTTAATATGAGACCAATTATAGGAACATATACAATTAGAATATATCAATTACCAATTAACTATAATGTTTATACAGTTAAAATAAATCCAAATGTTGATAATCAATCTGCAATAGAATTTTGGAGGTGTAGACAAGCAGCT